ACTTTCACGTTTGCCGCCTCTTTGGACATTCCCCGGAAAGAATCGGGATAATTTGCCTGTAAAAGCGTGAGAATCTGGTACGCTTCCTGTTTATCCATTTCCAAATTCCTCCCTGTACATCTCCGCCAGACGGTCAACGCCGCTGGTATAGCCGCCCGGCTTCTGGTTTGCCGCAGGTCTAGCCGAATTCTGCTCCCTGGAGAGCCAGGAGTTGACAAAGCGCATGATCCCGGCTTTTGTTTTTCTGTTTTTGGGATTTGCCAAAAGCCAGCCACGCATACTCCGCAACTGCTGGGCTACATCCACGGCGGGATACAGACCGGACAACTCGGCAACCGTCTCCACGGAAATCTCAAAATCCGTTCCGTCAACCAGCGGAAGCACCGCCGCAGGCGGGGGGCTGCTCGGCAGCTCACCGCAAACCACCGAAGGTGGTATATAATTATCCTTTGCCTTTTCCTTTGTCTTTTCCTTTTCCTTTTCCTTTGTCTTGGTATCGTTCGTACACGGTTGTTCGCCATCGTATACGTCCGTATTCCATCGTTTGCGGATGTTATCGGAGTTTTTCTTACACCGGCTGTCGTATGTTGCCTTATCTCGGTCTATCTGTGCTTTCAAAGTTGGAAATACGAATCTTTCATTACCACGGAGTTGCGGTGCTTCGCCCGTCTTGCTGTAGATTAGGCAAGCCGTGAAAAGCCTCCCCCTCTCCGTGTCATTCAGTTCCTCCATACTGTCCAGATAACTGTGATAAGCGCAGAAATATTCAATCGCCATTATCTAATCCTCTTTAATGATGGAGTACCGCGCAAAGCACGTCCGCTCTCCGTACCGATTCTTCCCGGTGACGGTTTCGCTCTTGATGGGTACGCCTTGCGCTTTCAAATCCCAGATCCTTGCACCCAGCCGGTAACAGCCGTACTCGGTAACAGCCTCGGCCTGGGTGATACTTCCATAGTCCTGCAAATGCCGCAGGATACGCTCACACTGTGTCACGGCCTTACCTCCCGTATTTCAACCTGTATGTAATCCTCGTCGTGGAAATTGTGGGAAACGCTTTTCAGCCAGCGCCGGTTGTCGTCCTCGATGACACGGCCTTTCATGGCATCCACGATCATCTTTCCCATAATTGCGTGGTTGTCGATATCCAGCCGGTCATTCCAGTAGAACGTCACGGCTACGGGCAGCTTAAAGGGTGTTCTGCGAATGCCCTGGGCGTTCATAGCCGCCAATGTCAGCCAGTGCCATAACTCGGCGTCTTTCTTCCGCAATGCCCAGTGCTTCCCGGCGTAGTACGCATTCATGCCGTACTCCTTCGCCCACTTCTTCTTTTCCGCGCCAGTCTTCGGATAGGCGATTCTGAAAACTTCTTTTGCCATGATTCTCCTCCTTTTGGAGTTGGCGGTTTCACCTCCCACCGCCAAGGTCTAGGAATCAGGAAATCACAATATAGCCGTCCATGCCCTCAAGGGCCGCTTCCAGATACGCCTTGATTTTGCGCATAGCATCGATCTTCCATGCGCCGCCGTCCGCTTCGTACAAAGCGCATTGAATACCATTTCTGTCCTGCATACGGAAAATGTACAGGCTTTCCGGCTGCTCCACCTCGATGAAGGTACGGTAGGCAACCAGCGTAACAGGGTTCGGAATAACTGCTTCACCCTTCTTGGCAATGCCAACCTTCACCGTGGCTTTCTGGGTAACGCCATCATCCCCATATTCGGCAATCGTGCCGCTTTCCACGGTTCCGGCGAATTTGAGCAGCAGTCCCCGGTCGTCGTTGGGCAGGAACTTGGACTGAAGGGCAATACAGAAGGATTCATGGTCAATCCAGTGATTGAAACCAAACTCCGGCACGTTTGCTGTGACCTCCGCAATGTATTCCCGCTCCCGGTTGTTGTTCAATGTGGTATACATTTTGACTTTCGTGGGGCTTACAACATGGATGAACATGGAATCCCCCCAAGTCGGCCCAATGCTGTCCACGTTGGACTTGATATAGTCCACCAGGCTTTCCAGGGTGGAAAGCTGGATAGGCTCCGCAAGGGGCGTATAATCCACCCGGTGAAGCGGCTTATCCGAATAGGTTTCGTTGCCAATTTCCTGGACAACAGGGGCAGACAGGCCCACAATGTACTGCAATGCTTCTTTAATCATGATTTATTCCCCTTTCTTATTTCGCAATAGCTTTCCGCATATCGATGACAACGCCTTTCGGCTCTTCGATGATTTCCCCGGTATCAGGGTTAACGGAAATATCTGCCACGTCATCAACGGTCAGCTGTCCCTTGACCTGGGCGTGTCTGCCGTACTCTTCGGCGTACAGTTCTCCGGTCTTCAGGTTCTTGCCGATAGCAAAGGCTGTCTGCATGGGGGCTTGTGCCGCCAGCTTTTCAGAAACCTTGATTGCACAGGATACATCATCCCTGGCTTCGTTCTGGGTGAACTTCAATTCAATGCTGATTTTCCGGCAATCCTTGAAGGGTGTGTTCGGGTCGGCCAGGTTTTCTACAACCCGCAGGAACGATTTTTCAAACTGTTCCTGAAGCGCACCGCCTACCATTTCCTGCAAAGAGATTTTTTCCATTGTTTATCCTTCCTTTCTGAATGTGTACTGTCAATCTTTTATGGTAAAGATTGATTTTTCCGGCCTAGAACGGCAATTGCCCGTCCTCTCCTTCCAGCTCTACGAAGTTCGCCGCAGGGGCGGGAGCCTGATACGCCGGTGTGCTGTATCCGTTGTCAGCCCCAGAGCTGGCCTGAGTGCCGCTTTCCTTGCTGCCGCAGAAATAGATGCTGTTTACTAGAATCTCCGCCGTGCGGCGCTTCTGGCCGTTCTTGTCGGTATACTGCCGGAATTGCAGTCTGCCCGTTACTATGGCCATCTGGCCTTTGCGGAAATACTTGGCGGCGTTCTCCCCGGCGGCTCCAAAGGCGGTGCAGTCTAGGAAATCCACTTCTTTCTCGCCGGTCTGCTGGTTCTTGAAATCCCGGTCAACCGCCAAGGTGAAGCTGGTAGCAGCCTTGCCGGAATTGGTTCTGCGAAGCTCCGGGTCTCGCACCATGCGTCCGGCAATGGTGATGGTGTTAAGCATTCTCCGGTACCTCCTGAGAAATCACCTCGCCGGTGGCCTGGTCAACGTCGATGTACTCAGTCATGTCCGGGATATCTGTCATGTCGGAGGAAATATCCGTCTTTGTGGTGCCGTCCTGAGCCATACCGCGCACAAAGTCGGATTTCAGCGGGGCGTATTTCAGCACCTTTTTCAGAACGGTTTTCTTTGCCATCTCGTCAAAATTGGTCTGCCACGGGCCATCCCCGAAGCTCTTAGAGAACTTTCTCGCGTGCTCGGTAACTTCCTCGATGCTCATAACCTGAAATCCGTAGCCGCCGTCCTTGGTCTTGAACATAGCGTAGTAGGCAATGGGCTTGCCACGGTTGCTCTTGGCGGGGACGTGCCGCAGCTTCGGGTCAAGGCCAAGGGCATACTCAAACTCGTCGTTTTCGTATACGGTGTGCGCCTGAATGATGGAAACCTCACCGGAACGGTAGGCCAGATCAATAAGCCCCTTATAGCCAAGCTGGAATTGGCACTCCATCTGGCCGTGATTGCGGAAGGGAATCAGGTAAGCCTGCCCAAGAGGGGTATTCGGCTCCAAGCCCAACTGTGCGGCGGTCATCATAGCGCCAAGGAAAGACTGGGGGGTGCATTCCTTGAGCTTCGGGTTGGCGCTCAGTGCAGACAGGGTAATGCGGCTGAACCGCTCCGGGGTCATCACGCTTGGCAGTGCCGCCTGAATAGCGGGCTTCATCACCTCAATGTAGTCCTGAATGCTGCTGGGGTTTTTCTTTTTCGCTACCGCCTGAGTAGAAGCGGTGGCATTCTGAATCACGTTTGCCATTAAATATTCTCCTTTTTGAACCGGAAAGTTCTGCTTTCCGAAGATTTGAAATAGTTCTGTGGGATTTCTCCATGGTCTTTCTCCCACTTCTTTCTATCGAACGTGGAGCGTTTCTGCGTCTTCCATGTGACGCTGTAACTCCCGTATCCGCCCCGCTCGGCGGTTCCCATGGTCTCCATGATCCGCGCCTGAGCGGTTGCTTTCTTTTCTTCCAGCGCCTTGATCTGCTGGCTACATTCGTCCATGATCGCCAGGTCAACGGCGCAGCCGGTCAAATCCATTTCGGTGTCCGGATCGCTGGCCGGGAACTCTGCGTTCAGGGCGTCAATGGTGGAATCCATGCCGTCAATGGCCGGGGGTGTTTCGCTCTGAACGTTCTCCCAGAAGCTTTCCTCCGCCTCTTTCAGAGCTTCCAGCTCTGCCTCGTCCCGCTCGATGACGAACACCTTGAAGTCAATGCCCAGAACCAGAACCGCCAGATACCAGCGATCAAGGCCGGACACAAGAAGGTAATGGCAGCACTGCGCGTAGTAAGTAGCCGGGAACTCACCGTTCTTGAATTTGCTCAAGTGGAGCGCGTTCGTGGTCTTGATCTCTAATCCTGCCCGTTCACCGATGACCAGCCGGTCGTAGTTGGCGTGGGCGTAGGGCATATCGTCCCGGAATACGGTGTAGTTCTCCCGGCGTACCTTTTTCCCGGTAGCTTCGGTGAACCGCTTTGCTACGTATCCCTCCAAGTCCGTGCCGAGGCGTACCGCCTCTTTCTGGGAAATATCCTCCGGGATGACCTTCCCTGTTTTCTCCGCCCACAGGGCATACGGTGACTTGTAGGGATTCAGACCCAGAATGGCGGCGGCATCCGAACCACCAATGGTGGTAGAGCGTAGCGCTGTCCATTCCTCTTTGCTCATGGCCTCGGTTGGAATTTTCCGTATCATTCCTCCACCTCCGCTTCCTCGTTAAATTCCGTCATGGAATCGATGCAATCCAGGCAGTAGAACTCATCATGCGCCGGGATATATACCAGTTTGCTGTCTGTGATGGGACATCCGCACCTGGCACACTTCGGGAGTGCCGCTTCCCGAAAGTCGGCATCCGCCGCCAACTGTTCAGCCTGCCGCCACGGCTCCATGCTATCAAAAACGTCCATTGACTTTCCTTTCTCAATTTGATATACTGTAAGTGGTAGAGATTCTTTATATCGCTTGCCGTCCCCGGTGCTGTAACATCGGGGGCGGCTTTTTATCGCCCTCTGATGCACCGGCCGATACCGGCGCCCATCAGGATAGCGCACACCCACATTGCGGGGACTGCCGCCTTGTCTGCCAGCAAATCAGCCTGTTGCCACCAGAAAAGCACCAGATTCAGCCCCGCATAGGGGAGAACACGGAAAACGCATTCCCTGATATTGAACGGCTTCCGGTTCTCCGGCACCGGCTCCCACCGGGCATCCACGGGCTTATTTCTGCTTGCCATATCGTTCACCTCCTGTCGTGGTTTTTGTGGACTACGTCGAAAAGCTCCACGTTCTCATCGTCAAACGCCTTGCTTTCCTTCGATTCCATCAAAAGGGATTCCCGCAAATGCTCATTTTCCCGGCGCAACCGGCGGTTCATCTCCGCCATGGTGCGAAGCTGGGCAACCTCATTCGGCATCATTTGGATTTCTCCTTGTAGGGGCGAACCTCACTCGGATGAAGTATTTGTATGAAGCCGCTCTTGTCAACCAAGCGGAAACATCCGTCCTGCTGGATATTTATCAGCACAACAATGTCACCGATATCGAAACCGTGGCCAAACCTACCGCCCTTTACCGTGACAACGAACTTGTCCCCCATCTTCGGCTTGCTCTCCTTTGGCTTGTCCTCCTTGCGCTTCTTCTCAAACAGCCGCTCAACGGCGACCCTTGCGCCCTCCGATCTGCTGTAGGTATCCTTCGGATTGCACCGGGCTTCTGCGGTCTTTACGTCCCGTCCGCTACGTTTCAGCGTGGCCGTGGTAATCACCCCGTCAAAGCGGAGTTCCACGGTGCAGGGTTCCCGCTCAGGCTCCGCAAGGCCGGAAATCCAGCTTTCTTTGAAAACCCATGATGGGCCGGCGCAAGCGCCACGCTCAATGATTGCCCCTTCGAGAGAGTATAAATTCCCGAAGAGCGGATGCCACTTCACCATGCTTACAATAAATGTTTTCCCGAGGTATTTCCCCATGTTGTCAGCGTATGCAAAATCTTTTGGCCGCTCACTCACAATCCGCACCTTATCCCCAACTTTGTATTTCGCCATAAATAACTCCTTTCAATTTCGGCATTCTGCCGTAGATTTCAAATCCATGCTTTTCCAAGCTGTGCTGTGCTGAGCCATTGCGTAGGATTTCGATGCTTTGCCATGCCGCTACGATGCTTATCATTGCTGTTCATTGCCGAGCCATTGCGTCGCTTTTCGTTGCTTGGCCACGCCTCTGCAACGCATCTCATATCTAAGCCATTGCTAAGCGAGGCCAATCCACGCTATGCCCTTGCGCCTTAAATCAGCTCGTATGTATAGCGTCCCTTCCCACTGTTTCGCCACTGGCCGATACCCCGAAGCTTGCCGTACTCCAGGCATTCCAGTGCCAGATCGTGCATGTCCTTGGTCAGGCAATCGATCTGAATCTCAATGGAAGTCCCTGCCGGTGCTGTCTCGCTGCTGGAAAGGGCAATCCGCTCACCCTGCGCCGTGGATGCCCGGAGGGGGCGCTCACACACGCCAATCTCGCCGCCGTTCAGGTCCAGGGGAATCTTTCGGGGGGAGACAAACAGGAGGCCGTCGATTTCCTTTTTGTACGCCTTGATCTTGCTGGCCTTTGTGCCGGGAACCTTCCGAAGAACGCCGCAGGAATCCTTGAAAAAGCCCTTGATCTGGTAGTCATACAGGAACGGCTGCCCGTTCTCGTCCCGGGGGAATACCGTCATGGATTTCTCCATCATGCCGTCCACGCCGATTGCGGCGACTTCCTCTTCCATGCTCTCGGCGTCGGGAGCCTTGGAAGCGATGAACTCCCGGTGCAGCTCCTTATTTCCGCTGCACGTACCCAGAAGTTCCTCAAAAAATGTGATTCTTGCCTTGATTTTGCTGATTTCCATTTGACTTTTTTCCTTTCTTTTGGTAAAATAAAGATGATTTCCATTGACTGCCGCTCTCGGGTGTTCCGCACGCCCGGGGGCGGTTTTCTCGTTGCAACGCGCACCATATCAGTGCCCTTGCCCAGCTGTGCTTCCCCTTGCCTCTGCTCTGCCTTGCTTTGTTGTCCCTATCGGTGCCCTTGCTGTGCGTGCCCTCGCCTAGCGATTCTATGCAATGCCCTTGCGACGCTGTGCGCTGCGCCGCTGAGCCGATCATAGCCCTTGCTCAGCCACTCGGTGCCAAGCCGCGGCTTCGCCTCCCCGTGCTATCCTCGCCTTTGCAGCGCCTACCACTGCTCAGCCTCGCTACGCCACCGCGTGGCTGATCACTGCAATTCCCTCGCAAACGCCCGTATCTCCTTCTCAGAGTACCCCAGGGTTTTCAGAATCACCGCCGGGTTGGGGTGGAGGGTGGTCACCAGCTTTTTCAGGACGCTTACCCGCATTTCGATTTTGCCCTTCCGATAGTTCCGAAGGGTCTGATGGTCTACCCCGGTTTTTTCTTCTAGCGCTACAGCGTTATCGCTCTGAATCCCCGCCAGGGGACAGCAGCGGTCGATTTCCTTCCAGAAATCCTCCACTGCGTAGCGCTCGGCATACTGCTGGATTCTAGGCATTGTTTTTCCCCTCGCTCTCTTTATCTGCGGGCTTTACCTTGGGGGCAAGGATATTCGCCATATCCACCAGCCCCTCAACGTAGTCCTGGCCTTTTACAGCCGCGATATTTTCGAGAACGGTTACGATTTTCTCAGGCATTTTCATTTCCTCCTTTACTAAATTTTTCATTCAAGCTGAATGCCAGCTCCCCGATATTTGCTTCACCGTCAAGCCCCGTCGAGCAATTTCCGGGTGGTCGTGCCTTTTACATGGGGATGGATACCCAATACCCAGAGCCATAAACGCGGGGGCGCTCATATTGTCACGGTGTCCTCTGCATTTACACGGGCTTGGAACCGTCCAAGGCTGCATTACACCGGGCGGGTTGCCCCGCGTGGTCTGGTTTGCTAGGATTGCTTGCTGCTAAAAATTTTTGAAAAATGTTTACCCAAGCCCCTTGAAAACTTTCTTAAACTGAGTTAAAATTGTTCCGTGCCTGCTGGCATAGGAAGGAGTGGTCGCCGTGACCAAACTTTTGACTTTGCCTGCTCCCGTCTGCATGGGTTGAGCGGCTGATTCCGGCGGAGGCCTCAGAGAAGAGGGAAACAAACACACGCTGATGTGACAAGCAATCACATCCCACCGGGTTCAGCGCTCCATGTAGTCTGCCAGCAATACGGCATTTGCGGAACCAAAACCGCAAAAGTGGCGGAGTTCCTCAAGAAGTTTGAGGTGCTGTCTCAGGCGGTGAAAGCCTGCAAGGGGCATAGGGTAAACAAATTTGGTAGCAAATCGGTGGGAACAGCACTCCTGCCGATTTGCTGTTTGTTGAAGCATCATTTATGCTGTGCTTAAAGTATACTACAGCTCTGCATAAATGTCAAGCATAAATTTCAATATTTTTTATGCTCAGTTTAAATTTTCCTTTGACATTTCAAATTATGTGTGCTATACTAAGTGCATAGGAGGTGAGAACGTGGAAACCATAAATTCGAGAATTGCGCAAGTTATTGATACCCAGTGTAGAGGGAATAAATCTGCGTTTGCGCGAGAACTTGGAATAACGCCAGCGTATGCTGCGCAGCTCTATTCCGGCCAGCGGGAACCCAGCGACCGCACGATTTCCGATATCTGCCGCATCTTCGCCATCCGGGAGGAATGGCTGAGAACAGGCAGTGGAGAAATGCAGCCGCCGATGACCAAAGAGGAAGAAATAGCCCAGCTTGTGAACGGAGCCATTAACGGCTCCAGCGAGTTCAAGCGGGCAGTTATCAAGATGATTTGTTCCCGGACGGACAGCGAGCTGGAAGCCCTGGAGGCCGCGCTCCGAAGCGTATACGAAAATCTATAAAAAGAGCCGGGGCGCTTACCTGAAACGCCCCGGCTCTATGTACATTCGCTATTTTAAGAATCCACGCACAAACCCCCGCACCTGATAAAGATAGCCCAACGGCAGCGCCCGCAATTGCTCCACAATACACGCAATAATTTCTTCCCTGGTCTCCATATTTTGTCCCTCCATTGTGTATTTATAAACGTTTGTTTGATTACATAGCGTATAATAGCACGTCATGTGTCCAATAAACCGGACTTATTAGGAAATTGCACAAAAATTTTTCTTTTCGTTGAAATTATTTTCCGAACGTGGTATTATTTTATTGTAGAATTTTATGGAAAGAGGTATCCACTATGAAAAAATCGATTGCTTTTCTGATTTGCATATCCCTGTTTCTAACGGGGTGCGGCGCGTCTACGGCTGAGACGCAGCCAGAAACCACGGAGGCTACGCCTACAACGGTAGCCACGGAAGCACCTACCGAAGCAGCAACGGAAGCGCCCACGGAAACGGTCGCCGCCGAAGAGGGAACCATTGCGGAAACCGTGGTGTATGACGATGGCACTTTCAAACTCACGGCGAAAGAAATTGACTATTCCGATGACTACAGCATCAAAATAAAAGTCCTTGCGGAAAATAACTCTGATAAAAACGTTTCTTTCACTGGAACTCAATTCTCAGTAAATCACTTGATTGCCAAAGTATTCTAGCATATGGCAGAATGTTTGTCAAGCACTAATCTCGCCCCTGCGTCAAAGCTCTTGACAATTTTCCCTCTGGATGATATATTTTATGAAGTCTGGAGAGATGTCCGAGCGGTTTAAGGAGCCAGTCTTGAAAACTGGTGATGGGGCAACCCACCGTGGGTTCGAATCCCACTCTCTCCGCCACATCAAAAAAGCCCTAGAAACTTATTCTAGGGCTTTTTTATTGCTTTATCAGCTATATTCCCACGTTCTCCGAACTATTCTACTAGAAAATATTACCACAGTTTTTAATATTTTCCCGCGTGCGGTACGTTTTTAGGGCGAAAATTGGCAACGGATTGGCAACGGAATTTTGCCGCTCATTCTTTGAGCCGCCGCATAATCGCCGCGTATTCTTTGGGGTATATCAGCCGAATGCACTCCATGTGTTCGTCCATCACTTCTAACAGCCGTTTCATTCCCGCTGAATTTGCGGCAATTGCAAACTCGCTCCCGGATATTTCATCATTTTGTGGCGCAGGAGCGGAGGAATACAAGCTTGCGGGAGAAACATCAGCAGAGCGGGAATATTCCGGGAACAGGTGATCTAGAATGGTATAGCACGAGGCCATTAACTGGCATGTCGCCGCCGTCGGGCGCTTCACTGCTTTGCATTCTTCGATTGTTTCCAGTAAATCCCGCTCTGCCAACATTTTTTAATCCTCCATACAACGGACGGCCTTTTCCAGAGCCTCTCGCGTCCGGCTGTCCGGCGCTTCATCAATCATGCGCCGCAGCTTATCCACCATATCTTCCTTGGCGTCTGCGCGGCTGTAGCGCCCCATGCTATCGCGTTTACGGCCTCGATAGCTCACGCTGTCCCGGTAATCGGCTCTATAGCCATCCCGTCCATAGTTGCCCATGGCGTACCAGTCCCCGGCACTGCTGTATCCTTCACCCATCATAATCTTGTCCAGATTCTTCATGGTGTGCGTCAGCTTGTCCACGGTTTCCAGATCACCGGCGGACAGTTCGCCTTTTTCGGCGATTTCGTCCAGTTCCCGGCAAAGTGTATCTCTCAGCTGTTCCCAGTGCTTCATAATTTCACCTCCTAGGCCACGCGCTCAATCATCAGATTGGCGTTGGCAACATCAATTGCCTGCGCGGAGACATTGCGCACGGATAACGCTACGCAGCACCCACGGGGAACATCCACAAACGCGGAAGTCTCCACGTTGAATGCATCTCCCACGGCGGCGGGTGTTGCCGTCGCCGTAGTGGTGGGAAGCGCTTCGCCTCCCAGCGCCAGCGCTACGCTGATAGCCCCAGCGGTTCCGCCGGTAGGCACAGAGATGTTTCCCACGAAAAGCACGCGATACCGCGCGATTGGGGAACATCCATTGCAAATGCCCCGAAGTGTCACCAGCCCAGCGCCTTCACGGTGAACAACATACCCTCGCCCGCATTTCACCGGCGTATCGGTAAATAGCACGTTCTGTCCGGCTGGAACCGCCTGGGCAGCGTTCGCAGTAAGTTCAACCGCCATGCTAGTCCCTCCTTACGCTACGCTCCCACAGCCGTAGCCGTTACCGTAGCAGCAGTTGGGATTCTGCACCTGATAAGCGGGAACCGGGCGGGGATTGTAGTACGCGAACTGGTTCTCCACATAGCCCTTGATCGTGAGATTCTGGGCATTCTGGGAAGCGGCCAGCTGCGCCATAAAGAGCTGCTGATTCTGATCGGCGATTTTCTGATCTTTCGCCGCCAGCTCCTGGGCAGTCAAGCGCTGGTCGATGGAGCGGAAACCGCAGTTCATGGCATCGATGATATCACGGGTGGTGTTCTGGATGGTGTTCCGGGTGTCGCAGCTCTGGGTAGCCATGTTGTAATTTACGCCCTGGATAGCGGCGCGATTTTCGCAGCAGCACTCCTGATTTGCCATCTGCATCTGGAAAAGCTGCTGCATCAAGGCAGCCTGCTGATTGCACCGGGAAAGCTCCGCCGCCTGGAAACCGTTGCTGATATTCTGGTTCACGCCTGCAAACCCATTGAGCATACCGGTATTCATGGCGTAGAAGCCGTCGCAGACACCGTTGTTCACGCCGTCAATTTTCCGCTCGATGTTGGAAAAATCGGACGCGAGAACATACCCGTCCACCACGCCAGCGCCGGAACCACGGCCGCCAAAGCCTCCGCCCCAGCCGTTGCCGCCCCAGCCGAAGAAGCCGAAGATCAGGAAAATGATGATCCATGCAGACCAATCACCGCCCCAACCTCCGCCATAGCCGCCGTTGTTGCCATCGGTGACAGCTCTGATATCAGCGGGGGTCATTTCACTTGCTGTAATACTCATTTTGTTCTCCTTTCAAAAGATGAAAAATATAACAAAATCCGGCCAGATTATTGTTTACCTTCTAGGCGCTCCGAAGCCAAACATGCCCCGGAATTGCTCAAACTGCCCCTGCATCTGCTGTGCCATTTGCTGGGCTTGGTTAAGCTGCTGCTGGTTTACACGCCCGCTCTGCACAAGCTGATTAAGCAGTTGCTGCGGGTCTTGCCCCCTCATCTGCTGCATAAATTGGGGGAATTGGGAAATCATCTGCATAGGATTAGGCATCATTGCGTTTTACCTCCGTTTTCTTGGTATCGCGTTTTCCATCCGTCAGCTGGTTCAGCCGTTCCTCCACAGCGGAAAGCCGCTGCTCAAATCCTGCGCTGACTGCCTCCGGGGTAGCTCCCGCATCCCGGATTTTGTATTCATACGCTACAATCGGCATTGGTCGCCCTTGCGCGTCCGTCCGCTTTTCGTAGAATACCGGCTTATTGCTGTCCCAGAGCCGCACAAATCCGTTTGCCGTGACGATAAACGCCTCCGCCGCAGATTCCGAAGCTACCCAAATTCGGTCATCAAGGGGCGGCTGTTGGGGTTGTGCGGGCATCTGCGGTTGCCCGATGGGCATTTGCGGCTGGAAATAGTTGGGCTGAAAATAGCCGGATTGGTAGTTGGGCTGCATATAAGGATTTGCCATCATTCACGCCTCCAAAAATAGATAGGATTTTCGTCCATTGAGTTCCAAGTATCGTACAAAACGCCGTTTCCCACGGCAACAACGTGGTTTTTCAGCGCGACAACGTAGATCCCGTCAGGGTATTCCCGGATAAAATCGCCTACGGTGTAGCAATCCGGGCATTCCGCCGGGATTGCCGCCCGCCTGAATCCGTGCCGCCGTAACACCGCGCCCCATACGTTATTTGCGCTAGGCATATCGCATTGAGTCAGCCCCTCGCTGGCCAGCTCAACGTATGATTGATACCAGTCAATTCCCAGAGCCTTTGCCACAGCTCTTACTGCGCAATCGCCGACTTTCGCGGCGCGGGGATTTGGATTATAGCTTTGAAATTCAGCCATAGGCAACGCCCCCTTCCTGCCTATAGAATAACAAAAAAGTCGGTAGGGAAACTCTCGTTTCCCTACCGACTTACAATCACATATCCTTCAAAAAGCTATCAGAAGTCTATGTTTTTTGGGAGTATGTAGCTATACTCCTGCACACTGTTATAGGAGTTTTTCAACTTCCTAATGTACCTATCTAATGTGGCAAGGGACATGCCGTAAGCGTGGCACTGCTGTACACGGCTCCATCCGGCGGCTCGGGTGCGGATGATCTTTTCCTCCAGCGGCGTTAGAATCGCCAGAGAACAGAACTCATCCAGAATCACCCGATTCCATCGGACTTTATCCACTTATCACATCAGTCCTCCTTGGGGGAACTGTAAGTTCTTGCCTGTTTGCTGTCAGCGATACCGGCAGTGGTAGGATCGTTTACCACGCCCAGGATCACCAGCACACCGAACACGGCGTTGACCACAGCAATGAGGCGGTTGCCCAGCTCGCCGAAGTCCAGGGAGTAGCCAAACACCGCCGCTACGGTCTGCACCAGGAGCAGAACGGCTGGGATGATGGCCAGCCAGAAGCTTTTGTTTTTGATTCGTACAATCCAGTTAATCATTTTGTTTTCCTCCGTTAATTATGCAGCGGAAGTTTCCGCACTTCCTCCATTACACGTTTTGCAGAGCCGTTGCCTCCAGCCTCTGCATATGGCGCATAAAGATAATCGTTCAGGTTCTCGTACTCATCACTGGTGATATACCCGCGCTCCACGTACTTCATTCCGAGAAATACGATCCTATCATGCGCGATTCCCACCAGCAGGCGGGTGTTTGCGCTTTTCTTTGTCCGGCGGGCATCCAGATAGCTCCAGAAGCCCGCCGACCCAATCAGCGTGATTAGAATCGTAACGGCAGTTTTTACCAATTCGTGCATCTCGTTCCTTCTTTCTTATCCATTCCACCGGGCATAGCCGGGACGGGTGTCCACATGAATGCCCCAGCTGTACAGCCCAATGCCGCCAGTGCGCCCCATGACATCCTCCGCCACGGCTTTCATCTGCGCCGGACTTGCTGCGCTGTGCAGATCAGCGGCAAGCCCAAACAGATGCTGAGAATTGGACACGCCGCCGACCTCGGCATTGTGCGCCGCACACCGGACGCCGGAGCCGCCGCCGTCCACGATAGAAATTGGGATACCCAGCCGGTGCCGGATTTCATCTACAGCACGCACCATGGATTCTTGCGGCTCCACCGGGAACCCACCGCAGCGGCCGCAGGGGCATCGAAATTCCTTCCGGGTGAAATACTTGATATCGTCCCAGAATGTTCCCGTTTTCGGCGCGTCCATGCTCTCCGGCTTCTCTACCTTTACCGCCGTCCCGGCGATAGCACCGATGAGCATTTTCTGGGTAGCGGCTCCCGGTATCCCGTCCACGGTAAGCCCGTAGTCGGCCTGAAACGCCCGGATAGCCGCTTGGGTATTCCTGCCCTCGATGCCGTCAATTGCGCCGGGAGAATAGCCAAGGTAAGTCAACAGGCACTGAATTTGCTTTACCGTCATACGTTCACCTCTTCCCAGCCCTTGGGGTATGCGGACGGCGACCATACATTATTGCCCATCGTTGAACGGTATACTTTACCGCCTTCCGTGCAGCAGTCGCCCTTATTATAGGGGCTAGTAGACATAGCGACGAACGGCAATGCTTTTGCTGGGTCGGTACTCCACGCAAACCCCCACTGTGCTGGAAGTTCCTCTGGCTCCTGGGTGTAGATAGTGCTGTCATAGGGCTGCACCAGCCGCACCACACGGCCAGCAGATGACCGGCACACAAACCCGGCCTTGCGCTCCAGCATGTTTTTGTTTGCGACAGCGGCCTTGAAACTGGGGATGTCGCTATCCGCCGCGTTCAGTTCGGTGCCTGTCATGTCTGGGGCTTTCTCCTGCAAGGCAAGCGCGTTCGCACGCCCCTGGGTATACATGATGCTTTTTCTTTCCTCTTGTGTCACAGACTGTCAACCCCTTTCTTGTAGGCTTCATCCAGCTCTTTCAGCTGTTCCTCGCCGCCGCTGGCTTTTATCTCCCTGATTTTTTCAAGGATAGCGTTTTTACGCTCTTCGATGGTCATCATGCGTTATTCACCCCCAGAGCGGTTTCAATTTCGGTCAACGCAGATTCATATTCGGTATTCTGAGCAACAACCATCTGATACTGCTCCCGCTCATATTCCCGCTGGGCGGCGTCAAGCTCATCCCAGGGTTTCCACGGGGCAATCATCTCACCAGTAAACACCACGCCATCAGCGCGTGTCCACGTCTGACCCGCCGGGATGAAGCGATAGCCCTGAATATAAATATTGCACTTACCGTCGAAGACATCTGTTTCAATAGGTGTAAGGCCTTCGCCAGGGGTGACGTAGCACTTAAAGTCAGAATCAATGTAAATCATCATTCTTCACCCCATATCTCAGATATTGTCAGCGTCGTTTTGTTGTATCCTCCAGTGGTTATCCATATACCAACGTATCCCGCGGTTACAGCTGAAACGTCAACAGAATACTCGCCGGTTGCCAGGATCTTCATATCTGCGGCAAATGTTGGGTTTTGCTTGGTAGGCCGTTCATTTGCCACCACAAGACTGAATCGGAACTTATGTGTATTGCCCTCTTTGTCCGAGTATGCAGTATTACCAATACCCGTTATTTTGAATTTCAGAGTATTTACTCCTGTCAGATCAATCGAGTTATTCGTGAATGCATTTGCATATCCTACACTGCCACCCCATACTTCTGTAGATAATAGCATGCTATCAGCGTTTAGAGTAAGTACGCCGTCAAAGCTTCCACCAGTCGAGGGATGCTTGGATACTGACCAGCCTCCGGTTACTGCATTATAGGTATTTCCGCTTTTATACAACCAGAGCAAATAGCTAAGCTCAATAGCCACGATTTGACCATCTGTAGTTATAGATACAGTTTCACTTGTGTTTTCTACCCCATCTGTAGCGGCTGCAGTCCAAGTTCCGGCGTTCGGTACAATACAAGCCCATGTACCGCTAGTATCAGGGGCGGATAGAGTCGTTGTGCCGTCAGAGCAAGTGCAGGTCGAACCGGCGGGATATGTGATGTTGATGGTGGCTGCGAAAAATGCAATCACGGTTGAATAATCGGCAGTGACGACAACAGGCTTAGATGAGGTTTGTGACCCATCCGTAATCGTAAGTGTCCACGTCCCGCTTGCAAGCCCCTTGAAGACCACCACGCCACTGGTGCCGGAGTTTTTGGTCTTTGTCTTGCCGTCTTTAGAAACAGTCACAGTGACGTTCGCCGGGGCTGTAACGGTAAGGGTGCCGCCGGAACCGCCACCGCTGGCTCCAAATCCATATAAAGGCACTGCAATGCTCATACGTACACCTCCACCGTGATCGGAATAGCCACCGTGGGCTTGTCCTCAAGGCAGGTAAACGTCAGCGTACTGCCCGACCGGGAAGCGAAGCTCACCATACCGCACGCCTCTTTCAGCGCAAGATTGGTGGCCGTGTTGCTCCCGTACACTGGATAAGCCATCGCACGTTTTGTATCCGTCAGACCGGAGACCGTAACAGGCTGGGTATACGGGGCGCTGGCAGACCAACCGGCAGCAGTTAACGTTGCAGTCTTTGCAATCGTTTTGGCATTACTTAACGCCGTATCTACGTACCCCTTGGTTGCAGCATCAGCGCTGTCCGTGGGCACGCCTAATGCTTTGATTTGGTGGGAGTTCATGACAATATTTCCAGTCATTAAACCGCCAGCACTAGGCAACGCCCCAACATTTTCAGCTTCTAGCTCAACGTTGCCATTGGAGTTAGGTTCTTTGCCGCACACTTTGGATACAGCACCGGTGCCATCCAAGCCCATACGGGAGACGGAGTAAGAGGTGACGGCGCTGCCGGTATTGAACGTAAGCGTGACCCTTGTCCACAGATACTTGCCCTGTGCTACCGTCGGGATCGTGTTTGACCATGTCCCGGACGGAACGACCGTACCAGAATCGCTCGTCTGGTAGCTGATTGTAGAACTGTTGAGCGTCGCCGGGTTCCCGGTATCGCCCTTTTCACCCTTGATCTCGAACCACTGATACTTCGTCCAGTCTGTTGGGGCGGTTGCGGAATTGCCGCTGTATACGCCCATCCAATTGTCAGGGAGGACACCGAAGCTATGAGAAGCTGCCGTGGGCTTCTGCGCCGCGTACCGAATCCAGACGTATGCGTTGTCGCCCTTATCACCCTTTGCGCCGTTCGTGATGGTAAACGTGCTGGTGGTATTATCGTTATAGGTAATACGGTACGTGTCTACCAGCCCGCTGACGGAGACTTTGGCAATGGTTGAAATGCCCCGACCGTTTTTTACGGTGAAGTCAAAGGTAGTGGTGTCCGCCATGGTGATACGGTATGTATCCGTAAGGCCGCTGGTGGAATGCTTCACGATGCTGCTGATACCGCCATGGCCGTCAGCGGCGGCGGTCAGCCAGTTCAGTAGAATTTGTCCCGTTAGCTTCTTTGCCGCGCTGTCCTGTTCCAGGACGAAAAGGTCAGCGGCTTTTATCTGTTCTGCTGCAATCAGCTCGGATATTGCTTTATCTGCGATAAGTCATCCCTCCTCAACGTCAGTCTCTTTTTCGGGCGCAGGGGGCGCAGACAGCGCCTGCACCACTTCTTCAATGGCCTGCATGCTGCCCAGCATCCTGTCCCAGTTCTCCCGTCCTGCGACCTGAACGCCCTCAAGGGTATTCAGGACTGCCCTAAGTTTCATTACAGGGTTCATTTTTACTCCTTTCCCAGCACCACACGCACCGCGCCGTTTTCCGGTACGATAGCGATTAGCTTCGTATATTGGGCGGCGTACTGCCCCTCGAACCACATTTGCACGGTTTCCTGTGGCTTAGCAAATACAGTTGCCACTGTCGGCAGCGACGTATTCAGCACCCGCAGATTGATTTGCCTCGCCTGAGGAAAGGGGTTGAAATAATCGCAGTCGAATTCTTTGCCTGTTGCGGTTTTCAGTTTTTCCATAGAAACCTCCTAGTATAATCGGTCATATCAAATCCATGTTAGGTATTGTAGAGATATTGTTCCGCCGTTTCCATCCCTAAACGATGTAGAAGCTACAGCTATCGTATGGCCTCCAATTATCAGTCCTCTGTCTTCAGTTGATACACTGGGTGCTGTATTCCACCCATTGAACACACCATTTGCAAAATCCGCATACCCAAGGGAGGTGTTGATACCGCCGGATACTGCGTAATTGCCGATAGAACCGCCATATATCTGCCCGCCGTAGCCGCCTGAGATACTGCCGGAAGTAATGCCACCGCCGTTGAAATAGCCATCGTCGCCGCCATAGTCAATTCTTCCGGCGCTGACGCTTCCCCGGAAATAGCCATTCTCAGCGTACAGATTCCCGGTCGGCGTAATCTGCACACCGTTAGCCTCAGAGCCGCACTGAATGCCGTTGACACCAATGTAAATACCCCGGCTGTTGGTGCCGTTCCAGACCTGATTGTTATAGCTGAGGTAGTCGGATTGGATATCAAGACCGCCGATTTTGCCGCTTAAGGCGATGAACTTTCCACGGACTTCTGCACCGGATTTGGTGATCCGGAACACCGTGGTATTGTTGGCCTTGACCGTCCAGGAATCGTCAAGCAGCTCCCAGCCAAAGGACGAACTACTACCTCCGGTTTTGGTCACCCGCGCGGAGATCTGGTCACTCTGAATGTCCAGCCGCGAGGTGAGTTCATCTCCCTGTTCGATACGGGCAGAGACTTCGGCGGAAATCTGGTCGGCCTGAATTTTCAGTTGCGCCCGGGTTTCTATAAACTGACGTTCTACCTTACGTGTTTCGTGGGATTTATAGGGAACGGATTCGTCGATTTCCTCAGAGCCGGGGGCGGAAACATCCGCGCGTATCATTTTCCCGTAGGACTTTGACACGCTGTAAATGCCGCCATAGGTTCCATCAACCTGAACCGCGTCTCCAATCTCCGCCGCCGGGTCTAAGATTGCGCCTGTAGCCGTATATGTTTGGTAGGAATAGCTGTTGATTCTGGCCAACATATCGTTTGCCATTTTTTGAGTTCCGAAAGGGTTTTCGGAGATCAGTTCCTTGCCGCTGTCTGTACCCGCCGTATACTCCACGCCGTCAGCAACCTTCAACGTGACGCGGCTGTACGCGCTGAGTGGGTCTGATATTTTCAGGCTGTCGGCGGCAGACCCGATGATGAACTTATCAAACAAGGATTCTGACACCTCCAAACGTGATCGCTCTGTTATCGCTTCCACCAACAATCAGATAGTTGGTTTCCTTCGGAAGCCCCGTGAGCGTGACCAGCATCAATTCTCCGGTGGCTGTCATAGCCCAGGAGCCGGTGTACATTGCGCCGATGTAGCCAGCGACCTCACGGCAGCTGTACCCGGCAGGGTACGGGATTTCGTAACCAGATGTCACGATTTGATATACCCGGCTATCCAGCGAGATGCCGACTGCATCGGAAATCTCTTTCAGAACTTCAATGTCACTTGCAGGCCAGTTAAGGGAGGATTCTGCCGGATAGTCTTCTTCCAGAAGAAGCATCCCGTCGTATCCGTGGAGCGTTAGTTTTGTCCGGTCGCCGATTTCTCCTTCGCTCCGTTTGTCAATGTAATACTTTCCTTGGGGTAGCCATTCAGAGACAGCATTCTCATTTGCAGCTCTGACGTATGGTCGAAGAAGCGCACGTTTTGGGATATCACCATAGGGATGAATCATTTCAACGTTAATCTCACCGGCGCAGGTTTTTCCAACGTCAGGAGAATCGGAAAGAAGCGGTTGCTTCTGCTCCATGGATATCAGCAGCTCTTCACCGTAGCCGGTTTCGGCGCCACCGCTATCTACCAGAATGCGCACTCCGCCGAACGTGATTGCGCTTCCGCTTTTGTCAATTAGCTTTCCGGTATCACCGATGCAGAGGCGGTTTTCAAACCAGTGGTTGCCAGCTACAATGTCCCGGTATGCCTGTGATACGTTCTGCATAAGCGCCCGTCACCTCTCAATCAGTGGGAAGGTAATGCCGCTCCACCAATCGTCTTCCGGCTTCTCTATCAAGAAAGATGCAGGGTTGTTGTTGGAGTACATGGTCACATTGTTGCGGTACCCGCTCATAGGGTCGTAGTAGTCCACGGTCACATATTCCGGGAGAATGGTATGCAACACGGTCATAGCTTCCTCAGCCTTTAGTGGGCGGCAGGTGATGTCCAGACGGATTTTAGTTGTCACCCGGCCACGTTGCATTGTCCCGTCCATTGTGCGCCCGGAATTGGGTGCGTCAATGTCGTTGCGCTGCCACTTTACGCCCTGTTTTGCAATGAACGGCATGAAGTCCACGCCGTTTATCTTGAGCATCATCTTCATGCCGTTTTCACTCCTTCCGTTTATCCATACATTCTTGCGTTCCTGCGCTGAGCATCCCGGACAGCCCGGTCGAAGTCATATCCACCGCCACCTCCGTTGTCCTGATTCCGCATTTCTGCGATAATCTGCTGAGCGACAGCATAGATAGCGGTAACAACGTCGTCATTGGCTTCCCGAACGCCGTAGGTGATACCATCAACGATCTGGTCATTGTTGGCAATTGCGGTACGGTTTCCGATAGAGCCAACAAGCTCTGCCCCGGCTTCACGGGCTATAAAGAGTTGGCCTTGGTCTACGAAACCACCGTCGGCAAGCATCGGAATTTGAGGAACGCTGATTTCCCGGAGCCCGGAGAACGGGGTAAATCCTGCAATGCTGAATCCTCGTATACTGCGGAGAATGCTGTTGATTCCGCCAAATGCGTAGCTGATTGCCGAGTTAAGTCCGGAAAGAACGCCGTTTATGATTCCTTTGAAAAATCCGACTACTTTCCCAAATATAACCGTTATATCTGTCCACAAATCCGTGAAAAATCCAACAATCGGGCGAATGACGTTTGCGTCAAACCAGGCTGCAATTCCAGAGAAAACAGTGCTGATTTTATTCCACGATTTTATGGCCCAGGAAGATATGCCATCCCAAAGGCCGGAGAAGAACGAGGCGACAGGCTGGATAACATTTGTGTCAAACCAGTCAGAAACAATTCCCCATATAATCTTGATGGTTTCCCACGTGCCACTTGCAAGCACTCCGATGTCGTAAAAAACATCCTCGAATGTCTGGCTCACGCTACCCCACAAATCAGAGAACCACGAGATGGCAGGAGAGAACGTATCGACAATTCCATCCCAAAGTCCGGAGAAGAATCCGGATATTGGTTGCACAACGTTTATATTGAACCATTCCGCAGCAGGTGCAAAGAATGCGCAGATTTCATCCCACTTCTGGTAAATCAGAATACCAAGGTCTGTCAGTGCGCCTATTACTAGGCCAACGAGTGCGCCGATAGCTGCACCAACAGGGCCGCCGACAGAGCCTATCGCCGTACCAATGATTGCGCCAATTCCCGTAGCAGCTAATGTAGACCCCGCAGGAATCAATAAGCCGTTTAGGGTATTCAGCCCATTCATGATCGCGTCGTATACGCCGGTAACGAACATTGGGATTCCAGCAACAATTCCACCGATGGCTGCCCCGATAAGTCCCGTGCTTATCGTTCCGCCGCCCGCAGTAATCGCCTTGGCTACAGCGCTTCCTTTGAACGCCTTGAAAATTAGCTGCCCAATTCCTTTTCCGATAACCCCAGCGCCTACAGTTCCACCTAAACCACTCAGAATGATCTCCCCGAAATTGAAGCTATTAAGTTTATCTTCGATGGCGTCTTTAATGGCTCTAAACTCGATTGAAAAACTGGCGGCTGTCAGAATCACGCCTGCGGCAATCGTAAGTGGGATGGAAAGGCCGTTTTTGCCAAGCGTTTTTAGCGCCATAATTCCGTTCAGGAAATCGTTTGACAACTTCCATGCAAGTAGCGCAATTCCGATTGTGGCAATAAGCTCCAGGATCTCTTTCAGATTGTCCTTAACAAAGGAAACAAGCGGCTCCAGTTTCTTTTTCCACTCGTCAATCTGTGTGGTTACTGCATTTTTCAGGAAATCATACCCCGGCAAGTCCAAGCCAAGGTCTCCACCGCCTACACCGGCTCCGCTTCCACTGCCGCCCTGATTCTGGTCGGGGAGGACATTCAGTTCATCAAACCCGGCAAGATATCGTTTCAGTTCCTTGGCAGACCCGGCGG